GAGGCCTAACGTCTGCGAGAGTTCAGGGACACATCCCGTAACGCGCGCCCTAGTCTGGTTTGACCCATCCTCGCTTCCCCGGAGGGCGGGTCATTCCTATGTTTCTAGCGGAATAATCAAATCCACGTTAACGATATCGACCGTGGGAGTCTCAAACGGGATATCGACCTCGTTGCCCCGCGCCTTAATCTCCGCGATCTGCACAGCCAAACGATCCCATTGCTCACCGTCAGCCACAGACCGGATAACCAAAGACTCAGCCTTAGGAATCCCCATCGTGACCTCTTGGATCATCATGTCCAATTGCTCATCGGTCATTACTGCCCCGCTTTCCGCATGAACGCAGCAAACGCATCTTCGTCCAGCACCTTCAGGATACCGCCCTTCGCCACGGCGATAACACGGGGGGTCCGGGTAGTCGTGTCGTATAGGAAAATCTCATCCATATTAGACGCCGCCGTGGGGAACACCTTCGACACGTTCGCGTGCGTAATCGTGATCTTGTCGATAGGAACCTCGCGACCAGAACGGGCGGCACGCAACGTGGACCGCTTAATCGCCTCATCTACGCTAATGGTCGCGTAGTAGCCGCGCACCTGATAGCCGCTCGCCTTAGCCGCTTCGATCTTCGCAGACAGACCCGCGATAGAACCATCGCCTGTGCCGTCAAGCAGCACGCTCACGCGGCGCTCAAACGCTGCTGCCTGCACACGCTTCGCGATGTACGACGATTCCTCATGCACGAACGCAGCAGCACGGGAATCTCCCGCATCCACCATCGTCCTGTATTCGGGAAGCATCCCCTTAATCTCATCGGGGTCGATCTTCGCGACACCCTTAGCGCCCTCGCCTGCCATTTTCCCTAGCGCCGTTGTCTTACCTGACGCGGGACCGCCACCCAACATCGTGAACGTGGGGCTCTCCGTGCCCTTATGTGGGTCAAGGATGCGCGCAATAATGTCATCGTGCAGCGCGGCGCGCTCCGGGCTAAAGATCGGTGTGCCGTCCGGGGTGCGGCCTTGGATGTGTGGCTTGCCGCTGAACCGCGACATTTCCGCGAACTCTGTATCCCCGATGCGGACACCTTGCCCCATGCCGGGGATCGGTCCCCCGGTAAGCCCCTGCGCAATAAGGTCATCCAACTGTGCGTCAGACATGCCAGCAAGATCAGCAGGCACCGCGTCAGGAATCAGCAACACATCACAACGACAATTCGGGTGCGCGGGAGGCTCCCCAATCGGGAACTGATCCTTAACCCCCACCCGCGTCCCGTTAATCGGCATACAGATATCGCACGCGTCAGACTCCGCAATCCATTCCTTTTTCGACGTAGGACTAATCCAACCGCCTGTGAGTCCCTGCCCCCACGCCTGCTGCCTACCCTCGCTGTTCGCGCGCATGATCTCCGTACGCGCAATCGTCATCGCACGGTAACGGTGTATCTGCTGCTGATACCTACCCGTTGCCCCGTTAGCAGCCGCCATAGCCTGTTCCAGCGTCATCCCCGACGCGACACCCGCCGTGACCTGACGACTATGGAAACTGTTAACCCACCCCGCCTGCTGCGATGTGAGCCCCACGCTCTGCTGAATCCTGCGCGCCGTATCCTGCGGGGACAAGCCCTGTTCCTGCCCGAACACGATAACGTCACGGATCGTTTGCCGCTGACCATCCGTGATCTCCCGCACGAGATTCGCGGACTCTGTGCGCGCCCACGCCGCCGACTCCGGGCGGTCACGGTCGAACGCGAAATTAAGCGTCGCCTTTTGCATCGCAGGTAACTGCACCCGCGAACCCGCATCCAACGCTTCCGCAAGCAACTCCGCTTCCAACTTCGCTTGCAGGTCATACCACGGGTCCACCGTCACAAGATCAGCCACAGCCGCATCCGGCTTATGCGCCACAGCGTCAGCGATACGCGTCAACTCAGACTGAGCCTGCCTAGCGACAGCCTGCATCGCCTCATCCAACAACCGGATAACGCGGCGTTCGCTCGCGGTCAACTCACCCTGAGGTTTCAGCGCAGGCGACTGACGGCGACGCGCCTTAAACCGCAACACGGCAACAGCCTAAACGAGAGGCTGCGAATCAGGAAGATCACCCAACTGGCGCAAATGCTCTTCCAACTGCGGGTCAGGCATGATCGCACCCACCCCAACCAGTTTCGAAACGTAGTCGGCAACGTCACTCAACTCCACGCTACTGACCTGCCCGTAAGTGAGATAAGGCAACTTATCGGTACGCATCGCATTAAGCGTTAACAGGCGGGGGATTGCGTACTGGTTCACGACCTCCGCGATCGTCTTAGCGATGCTGTCTACTGCGAGGGTCCATAGGTCAATCTTCGCCGTACCCAACGCGAACGACCCCACACGGTCACTACCTAGCAGCAGGAAGTCAGACAGCAGCGACATAGCAATGCGCTGATCGTAACGCTGAATAACGGCACCCGTGTCGAACTGCCTACCCCCGCTAGCGGACAGCAGTTGCAGATCGAACACCCGGTTACCTTGCTCATCGTAAGCGGCGGGGAAAACGATGCCCTCTTGCTCGTTGCGCTTAACGTTCTGCACGATATCCGTGATCGCTTGCAGCACAGCCTTTTGCGCGGGGTTCGCCGTGTTCATCAAATACTCAGGTGGCACAAACGCCATAGGCAAACCTGCTAGGTCACGCTCGATGCCGACCGCTTCGATCTCTTCGATACGCCGTTTGTAGAACCACGGACGGTATGCGTTACGCAGCAGCGAATAGCCCTCAGGGTTATTGCGGTTCGTCGTCGTGCGGAACAGCAACGCCTTTTCGATAGGGATACGGTGCAACCCGCCACCGGACGGGTCGATCTGCACCATCCCCTGAATACCGCCACGCTCGTCAATCATCCACTCTTGCAAAGTCTCCTGCGCGCGCACGGGCCACTTGCGCCACCCGATGCGGTGATCCTTAAACCGCGAGTTCGTGCGCGGATCATCCGTTAACCCGCCCCGGATTTTGTACACGATCTCGTGGAAAGACCATCCGTAAACAAGCATCGACAGGATGTTCTGTAGCGTCGCATCCCACGAGTCCGACATATCATCTAGGCACTCTTGCACGAACACGGCAGTACGTTCGTCGTCACCTTCCACATGCCACTCAAGGCGGGTAATCACCTTGTCAATGGCGTACAGCATCGCCCCGATAACGGGATCGTTGTCCCGCATTTCACGGTAGACCTTAAAGCCCTTGACGCCTTGCAGGTTCGCAAGGAACTCTTCCGTAATGGTTCCACCGGATCGGCGCAGACCACTAGACCCTAGTTCGATGAACTCATCCTTATGCGACCCGACGTTATCGTTTGGCATCTGCGTTCATCCTCTGCGCTGTCAGAAAAATTGCCTGAGCCTCCGTGAATCCTGCCTCACGAAACGCTAGGTACAGTTCGTGGACTGACACCGCGTAAGCCGTGAGGGGACTCATCATTCTGTTAGTTTACCGCGAGCGGTGGGGATTCTACGCCCATCGCTGTCAGGTTCTACACGCTCACCGTTACGCCACGCCTTGCCTGCCGCTACACCGTCGTAAAAGGATTTCCGTGGGCGCACGAATTCGTCGCACTCTCGCACTACCGGGCATCGGTCGCAGTAGCGCAGAGCCATGAACACGAATGGTCCGTCTGTGAAGTTGAAAATATAGGGGTCTGCTTCCCGGCAGGCGGCTTGTTCTATGAGCCGGATGCGTGCTGCCTTTATCGCCACTATGCCACCACTACCCGTGCCCGGTCCTGTTGCGCCTGCGAGAACGTGCGACCCGCTAGACCCTTACGGAAGTGGGGGATGTTGTTTTGTGGGATGCCTATTCGGTCACTAGGCGCGAGAACACACAGCAGGTCACTCGCGTGCTGACTGAAATAACCCGCATCCGTTAACGCCTGTTCGTCAGGGAACACATCTGCGTGCCTATCCGTGGCCCTGTCAATCAGATGATCCTGCCGCCCACCCATGCTGTAACAGGTAAGGAAGTTACTTGCCGGGTTCAGTCCCGCATCCTTCACCATCGCGACCTCTTTCGTGTACGCATAGAACAGGATGTGCGGGTTGCGCTTCGCGATTTGCCTCCACCCGTTCAGGTAGTCGCGGGAGAAAAAGTCCCCGGAGTCATGGATACGCACAGCCGCCCCACCCACCATGAGCCAATGCTTCGCCCACGGGGACAGGTGCCCGGTGTCGTCTAGCCCCGGTATCACTCGCGGCACACCCGTCTGCGTGAATCGCTTATGCCGTAACTCATCCATGAGGATGTTCACCCAATCAGGGTTATCACGCACAAGCAGCAGATTAGACAGATGCTTACCGCGCACCTTGGGGAACAGATATGTTCCGTTACGGGCGTAGCAGAACTTCGCGCACGCACCCGCATTAGGGCACACGTTAAAATGCGAACCGTCTGGTAACTCAACTACCCACGCCGGAAGCGTAAAGTTCCACACACCATCACGGCGCATTTCCCTGTTCTGCGTGAAGTAAGGCACGCGCGTAAGTCTGTCAGTCAGGACACCGGACGCAACGCAGACACGCCTGTATGCACCCGCAATTGACGTTCCACCATCACATGAATCAGGCCACGCTCTAACACGCCTTCCAACGTATCCAAGTCGGCTTGTTTCATTTCTCCGACTACCCGGATGAGGCGGTCAAGGTCACGGCTCAGGGACGCGATCTCAGTCATCGTCCTCATCGTCATCGTCATAGGTGTAGGCGATTTCTGACGGGGCCGCATCCAACATGCCGTTAATCTTCCAGTAGGGCATACCTGTTGTGGCGAACGCGTGCAGGTCAGGTATCCCCTTAGAGTCCACGAACTCAGCGATCACAACCCACCCGGTGATGATTGCGGGGTCTTCGTATACGTCGCGGAGGTAGGCGAGTACGGCGGCTTCGATCTGATCCTCTGTTTTGACCGATGCTGTTTCGCTCATGGGGTGTGGCCCTTCGGTCTGCATGTTTCTAGGATACTGCCGCCCCTGTGCCCTTTTTTAACGCGTCCGGTTAGTTGGTTTTAACGTGTGGTGGGGTGGCGGGGAGGGGAGTTGAGAGAGGGGCGCACTCGCGTCCCGCTCCCCGCCTGTGTGGGGCGCGCGTCATCCCACGTTCTGTGCAGCGCACTCGCCGCGTCTGTGGCGTCGTACGCTTGCTACGCCTACATCATAGCCGCTATCTGTTAGTGCTTTTGTGATCATGGTTGCTGTCATGCGGCGATCATTCATGGCTGCGTTTAACGCTTCCTTGTCGGCGTTAGGCAGGTCTGTTATTACGTCGCATAGGTGGCATGAGGGTCCACCTTTGTTTGGTATGGCTGCTGATAGTGCGTCTGCGAGTGACGGCATCGGGGTTACCCCTTTGTGAGTCGGGTGATCCTGTCTCGCAGTTTACGGATGAAGGTGGGGTATCCGGTGATGGACTCGCCAGCAGCCTTGCGCTCTTGTGCGGCTGTTTGTGTGCGTGCGAGTTGTCTGCGGGTGGCGCGGAGTTTCGGTGACTCGCTGCCCTTGCGGAGTTCACCCATGATGCGCTTAACGGTTGTGCGTTCGTCGGCAATGTCTAGACCGTCGATATCGTTTTTGCGACCGTAGGTAGTGAACTTGCCGTTACCGTCGATCAGTCCGTTCGTCCAATCCAAGTGCCGGAGGAGTCCGGGTTTCGGCTCAATGTTGTACGCGAGCATGATTGCTGCCGTTCCCCTGCGCAGGCTATTAAGTTGCGCCTGCTTTTTGCGACCCTTCCACGACTCCCCGTAAGTGTGGTCTGTTTCGATGCCTAGGCTGACGGCGTTCATTCCATCTTTCGGAACGCTCCAAGTGTTGCCGCCCTTTTTCGGGTCGTAACCGCCTGTGCCTGCATGGTTCGACAAACCAGCGGCGATCAAATGCCAAGTGCCTGACGCGTGCTTACCGTTGCACCCGGAGCAAACCCAGATAGCGCCTGCCGGGGCGATCTCCATGTATTTCATCCACTCAAGCGCACCGGGCGAATCACCATGCGGTGACGCGTCGTGATGCCAGAGAATGTAACGGAACTGCCTGTAGCCTTGACCGTTAAACCCGACCTGCTTCCACGACTTACCCGCATACGGGCCACGGTTATACGACTCTTCGATAACGGAAACGTTAGCCTTGCGGAGAATGTCGGCAAGGTCTTTAAGCCATATGCCGCTCACGGCTCATCCCGCACAGACTTAGGCAGCAGAGTCGGATCGTCGCTCTTAGTGATCTCACTAGACACGATGGACGTTGCGTAGGACAGGACAGCGCCACCCAACGCAAGCCCCAAAATGGACTGTAGATCAGCCGTGAACAGGTTAAATGCGTTGCCTGCACCGATGGTGAGGACGATCTGCGCAGCCGTCTTAGCGGCCCTCTCTGTGGCGAGCATCCACCACTTACCGCTCCACATAATCTTCGCCCTCCAAGCCGTAATCTGTTATCTCAGGTTCGCCGCTCAGGTATGCGGCGTCTGTCTGATAGTTTCTCACATCCTCATACGCGGCACCCCCAACATATGCCGCGACGACAGCGCCGATCAAACCAAACCCGCCCAACGCTAACGTTTGTGCTAGTGCTGTGTCATCCCACCGCAACGCGACATAGACGATGACAGCGACGCCGAACAGCAGGCTTCCGAATACTGCGCGCCTGCGCAGTTTCCACGACGGCTTTTTAGAGGGAGTCAAGTTCGTCATCCAAACGAGTTATCTCCCCTTCGATACGCGCGATGCGTTCCCCTAATGTGTCTACCTTCGTGTGCAGTTCACCCAAAGACTTACCGCCGTTACGGGGCGTGCGTTCATCTATGTAACGCTCAAGTGGTTTGACGATAAAAAACTTGCCCACAGCCGTTAACGCGGCGATGAGTGCGACAAGGAACGCGAGAACTATTGCGGCATCCCTGACAATCGCCACCCAATCCGGCGTTTCATACGTCATGTTTCCTCCGTGCGGGTGGCATCATTCAGTTATCACGCTTCGCACCATTAGGATACCGGATATGCGTAAGGGTTCACGCAAACTAATGACACACACAAGTGGTAGCAGCGCGCCGAAAGACCGCCCCGACTATAGGCACACCCTAGATACAGAGGACCGGGGGATGCTTGTGCTGTGGGCGCAGTCGCGTCTAGCGCAACACGGAGTGTACGACGGGCCACTAGACGGGCGTTACCGTCACGCGGTCGCTTTAGCGGTGCGCCAGTTTCAGGACAGTAAGGGGCTCAATGTGACCGGGGTTATCGACCGTAAAACGTGGGACGCGCTGTGAGCATCGGCCTAGTAGCCGTCGCTTACGGGGACAAGTACCGGGCGTTCCTGCCGCGTTGGATGCGCGCCGTCACAATGCTGGAACGGCAACCTGACCGGGTACTGATCGTGACCGATGATGTGCCGTCAGCAATAGCCACACTAGGTGAAGTGCATTTGTCTAGCGCGGTATTTAAGCAGGCTCACGGCACGTTCGTTAACCACCCTCAGGTGTTAGTGAATGAGGCTATCGTCGCCGTTAACACGGAGTGGGTGTGCAAGATGGACATAGATGATGTGATTTTCCCTCACGCACTCAACAACCTAGACCACACAGACGCAGACGTTTATATGTTCGGGATTCAGTTGTCGGGGCAATGGTTGCCAGCGCGTCACGCAACCCGCGCAGACATACTCAAATCCCCACACAACCTAGTGTTCTCAGGTTCACCGTTCCGGCGTTGGGTCTGGGAGCGGTCACCATACCGGGATATGGTCTGTGAAGATTGGATGTTTTGGATTGACGCCGCGCGTAACGGGGCGCGCTTCCACGCCTCCCCCGATATCGACTATGAGTATGTGATCCACGGGGACAACATCACACTACGCACGGACATGGCAGCAGCGGAACGTAACGTGAGGGGTATGCGGTGATCGTAGGAATCACGGGCGGTAACGGATTCATTGGCAGTTGGATTCAGGACGAGTTGCACAAGCGCGGTCACAAGCCGCTGATCCTAGATCACAAGTCCCGTGGAGTTAACACGCTGTTGGGTGATGTGCGGGATGAAACCATCGTGCATGAACTTGCCGCGCATGTAGACGGCATCATCCATCTAGCGGCTGTGCTAGGCACCGCTGAGACTATCGACAACCCGCGACCTGCTGCGGAGACAAACATCATCGGCACCCTTAACGTTTTTGAGGCGGCTAGCCGTTACAACCTGCCCGTAGTGTTCGCAGCGGTAGGGAACTCAGGGATTGGGCGCGGTACCTACTGTCTCACTAAGGCGTGCGGTGAAGAGTTCGTCAAGATGTATCGCGAGGACAGAGGGCTACGCGTTACAGCGGTGCGTCCGATGAACGCTTACGGTCCACGCCAGTCAGCACCCGCACCCTACGGACCTAGCAAGGTACGCAAGATCGTGCCCTCGTTCGTATGCTCTGCGCTCTCAGGTGATCCTATGCGGCTCTACGGAGGCGGTACGCAGTACAGCGATACCGTATGGGTAGGCGACGTAGCAGCCGTGTTCGTATCGGCTCTAGAGGCTGCTAGCGACGATGTGGTGCCTGCGCATCCGATTGACGTAGGCAACCGTGAACCGTTACGGGTGTTGGATGTGGCGCACGCCGTACAGCGATTCATCCCCACAGCCGTTATCGAATCCGTGCCGATGCGAGCCGGGGAACCGGAAGGCGGTCCCCTGTCCACCCCGCAGCGGCTCAAGGTCGTTCAGGATGCCGTCATGGAAGCGATGCCTGCGCTAGACCGCATCGCCGTGAACCGCGCCGTCAAGCAGTTGGGAACCGTCGTGTCAGCGAACGTGGAGACTCTGCATCTGATCGGTGTGACACCGGATGCGTTTATGCCGCTCGCGGAAGGCATGGAACGTACCGTTAACTGGTTCCGTGAGAATGAGGGCGTAACGTGGCGATCCCCAAACTGATACACCGCGCATGGTTCGGGCCACGCGAAATGCCCAACGAGTACGTTCAGTATGGCGAGCGATGGAAGGAATTGAACCCTGACTGGCAAGTGATCGAATGGGGTTACGACAACCGCCCACCACTCATTAACGAATTGCTGTTCGTGAACTGCGGAAATGAGTGGACCCCGATTGCGGGAGCGGCAAAGACAACCAGCATCATCCAAGTGGCGCAAGCAGACTTGTTGGGTTACGAACTGCTGTACCGTTACGGCGGGTTGTATGTGAACACCGATATGGAACCGCTGCGCCCGATCCCTGACGAGTTCACGCAGATGGATGTTCTGCTTGCGAATGAGATTGACGATTGGCTGATCTCTAACGCTTGGATGATGAGTGCCCCGGAGCAGCCGCTTATTCGTGCGGTGATTGACGCTATCCCCGGAAACATCGCTAAGGAAACGCGTTCGATTGACTGGCAGACCGGACCCAAACTCTTGACCCGGATCAAGGAAGAGCAGTACCCGGATACGCCTGTGCTACCCGCTAGGTACTGCAATCCGTGGACTGATACGCCGTGGGGTGAGCCGCACCCCGATAGCCTGTGCGCGCATCATTGGGGGCATAAGCATCCCGACCATTTACTGTGGGGCTGACTAAAGACTATTCGTTAATATTCCATACCTCGCGTTCAGAGTTAGGGCTATTTAGTTCCACTTGATCCACGGCTACTGCCCGAATCATCTTGGCATAGTCAATCGCTTCCCCCTTTCGGGAGAATACGGCTGATTCGTAAGCATCTTCTTTGCTAGCAACTATGTAAACGTAGGCCATAATCCGACACTAATGTGTTGCGGTAGGTCCGTTGCCCACGGCACGCCGATCCCACCTGACGCGAATGTGCGGGTTCTGGTACTGGTTAGCAGGCCAGATACCGAACGACTTACCCTCACGCCACAACAAATATGGCAACGAGACTTGATCCTGGCAGCCCCACTTGTATTGCTCTGATAGCCACGCATCCCCGAACGCTATGGCTTCCGGCGTGAACCGCCAGCCGATCATCCCGCAGGCGAACAACCCCCAACCATTAGGCATCCCATCGGCTTCATACGCTGC